GCACCGCCTCCACCACCACAACCACCCATGTAGTGGCTGCCATAGCTACCAGCACCGCCGCCACCGCCGATAGCAGTGATACGGACTTTCTCCACACCGTCAGGAACGGTGAACTCTTCATAGTTATTGGTGTTGCCACGCCATACACGGCGTTGTTTTGCACCTACAGCAGTACCGTCAACTTTGACTTTGGAGCCAGGGTCACGAGTATCAGCAGGCAGGATCACACCATGGTTAACATCAGAGGGGGTACCGCTTGTCTGGTCAGCAGTGTCACCGCCGTACCAGTCTTGCCAATAAACAAATTCACGAGCATCCCTAGCGCCGGGAGCAGCAGCAGCTGCATCAGCTTCACCCCAAGAGGGAACGTAGATAGCATCGTGAATGTTGATAGTCAAACGAGCGTCACTACCTGCAGCGTCAGTCAGATAGACAGTATTAGGAGTAGTTTCGTTAGGACTAAAAGTTACTTCTACATCAGAACCGGTATAAGTTGTACCACCAACAGTACCGTTACCTTGACCTTCAGTTACTTGATCAGCGGTAATAACAGTGTGAGTAGTGTCAGTTGTGAAAAGGTTGTAACCAACATCATTAGTCAGACCAGTGAGAGTAATCGTGTACTCTTCGCCACGTGTGCAATCGATAGATGCGTTTTCAGAGCTTGAGCCCTGCGTGTTAGTAGGGTCATTGACAACAATCTCACCAACCATTGCAGAATGGTTTTCGCACTGGTAGAAGTAAGTGCCAGCTGCCATCCCAGTGGTATTCCAGACCACTTCATCATCACCTTCACCGGTATAAGAACCACCAGTGCCAGCAGTAATGCTGTCGCCACCATTGCTTACACGAATATGTAAGGGGTGACTAGAACCAGCAGCAGTAGTGTCGAAAGTAAGAGTGTCGCCAATATTGACGTTAAGAGAATACTCTTCCTCGTTAGTGAAGTTACCGTTACGGTCGGAACCAGTAAGGATGTAACTATCAGACATACGGTTTTTAACCGTGATGCTGTAGGAAGCAGCAGGGATACTGCCAGACTTATTCGCAGTAACAGCGTTATCGTTATCTTCAGTGTAAGTGAAGGAACGGCTGGAATAGGTTTCAGTCTTATGCTTCTGAACAGTCAGACCTTTATCAACTGTTTTGGTGATGGGAATGCGGATGCTATTACCACCACGACGGGTAATCATGTCACCGTCAGTTGTCAGGACGTTACCTTCAGGAGCAGGAGTGAAGATAGAAAAGTCGTTAGTGAGAGTCGAAGGATCTTCACCAGTATCTGCAGTAACAGTGTCAGAAGTGACAATGTAGACAGCACTATTGAACTTAACTAGGTCGTTAAGGTAGTAAGCCGTGCTAGTGGCAAAGTCTGCAGATTGGAAATCAATACCAGTAGCCATTCGCGAGAAATTGCTATTAGCTTCTGGATCTGTGGTGTTAGTGGCTGCTACATCAGTAGTGCAGATCCACGTACCATTTTTATGGAGTACAACGTCATCGACTTCATACGCTGTACTATCGGCGTAAGCTCCACGCCAATTAAATTTTAGTTTGCCTAAATCAAAAGTTGCCATTAGATATCGTAGTTAAGGTGACCATTGCTAAATGAAAGACGAGGTTCATTTGTACCCTGGTCAATAGAACCAGCAGGCATGAACGCCCAGATCTCTACCCCCTTATGGAGATAGTCAGATGCTGTATATGTATTACTGCCATCGTCACCAGTTTCTTTGTCGATACTGTTAACAGTCGTAGCAGGGGTGTAATCAACTAAAAGGTTTCCAGCAGCAGTGCGACGGAATCCCCAGAACACAGTGTCCCTAAGGGTACCGTTGTCATTGTCTTCAACCCAGTCACGCTGACTCTTAGCTTCTTCAGCGTAGGACTTAGCACTCTTCAGGTCACCTTCTACATTTGTAGATTTAGTAGCCCAGTCTTGTGCAAGATCAGCAGAAGCTTCAGCGTTAGTAGCCGCAGTTTCAGCGTCTGCAGCCACACCGTCAAGCTGTGACTTGTTAACGGCATCATTGTTGTTGGTACCGTTAGCCAGGTTAATGATCTTATTGTTATCAGCATCTAGGTTCTGCTGCAGAAGCGCGTTACTAGCGTTGATATAAGTAGAGTTAATCTCTTGAGAAATATCAAAGACTAACTGGAAGTTTTCATTTAGTTGTTCTGCTGACAGAGCACTACCAGCAGTAAATGTAATAGGAAGACTTTCTAGGGCGGTTTGTCGATAGATACGAACAGTCTCATCACCAGCAGGGGTTAGAGTGCCAGTGAAAGAAACAGTTTTTGTAGAAGTATCGATTTCCCAAGGGTATTCCGCATCGCCGGTCTCCCAGCCGTCGATACGCCCAGTTGTAGGCAGTTCAGTAAATACATCGTTTACCTTTAAGTCGATCTTTACATAATCGTTAGAGATCGTGGTAAACGTATAAGTATAATTTTCTGACCCGCCATCTTTTAGTTCTTCAGCGTAAGCGGCCATAGTTAAAAGTACGTGAGGTTATTTCGTTTGGAGTCATCCTCCATACGGTTGAAGTTATCCATATTCAACCGGATCTCATCGTAGTTAGATAGACTCTCGATAGCACGATCTTTAGCAGCTTCAAGCGCAGCCTTCAGGTGGAAGTGCAGCATTTGGAATTTCTTCTTATCTACGAACTTATTGTCAGACCTAAACAAGGAAGCTCCAGGCTCTGACGGGATGTTTTGGTTTCGGAATTTAGATAGTTGTTCAGTAAAGCCAAAATCCTTAGCATCAGCCATTGCACGTTTAACAGCAGCTTGCCATTGTTTGTCTTCTGCAATTAGCGTGTAAAGCTCTTCCTGTTCAGAGTTGGTGAATTTGTGACCATTATCAGCCTTATTCATAATAGGCCGGTGTTCAAATTCAATATCAATAAGGAACTGTTCCCGTTCATCGAGACCATCATATTTTTTGATGGGGCTGAATGTGTTCACAATCCGAGTCCAGAAGTCCTTAGGCTCACCAACTTTCTCACCAGTAATCCAGTTCTTACGGAATGGGAGGGCTCGCTCAGGATCAATAAAGTCTAAGAAACCGTTACGGTTGCGGAGCAGTTCACCTAGCTCATCGTCTACTTCACGTAGACCAGGATACATAAGCTGGCTCAGCTCACGACGGGCTCCAGACATAGGAAGTGCACCACTAATTGCAGTAGCACCGAATCGATTTAAAGCCGCAGGGTTTTGCTGTAGTACATCCATCATCGGCTCCAGAGAAGCCATGTAGGATTTATTAGTAAGGTTGGCGCCAAGAATAAATGCCATCTTGCCAAACAGTTGCTCACCGCGAGCAGTGTCTAGACCTGTAAACAGGTTGTCACCAATATCAGCAGTGAGAGCAAGGAAGTCGGAAATAAAGCCCATGCCGTCATAGCTGTACCAGTTACCATCCCATCCCTTGTAGGTACGGGGTTGCCAGTCAGCTTCACGTCGTGTCTTTTGAACTTCTTTTTTGTGATAACCGTTGCCACGCAGAGAATCATTCATGAACAGCGCAGTAGCGCCCATCATGGTCATCATGCCGATAGCCTTTCTTCCACGGATCTCAGCACGTAATGTTGAAAACTTTTTAAGAATATCGCCGTCAGTGGGGATGCCACGTTTCGTCAAGTGCTCAAGTATTTCGTCCTTACCCATCTTTTCCATGGGCTTATAGGCAATATCGTTAAAGTCACGAGCAAAGACTGAAAGCGGACTTGCACTGTCGAACAATGCAATAGCGTTCATCTGAGTACGTGGGAACAAGATGAAAGGCTTAAGGATAGGAGCACGTTGAATGATCTTATTCAGGTCATCAACACCTTTGTTGTCAAGGCTAAGTGCCATCTCACGGGCGGTGTAATCAACTTGCTCGTCTACAATCATCCCTGTTTTAGAATCAAACATTCGGGAGTATTCCCCTTCAGTCAGAGTCTTGAGGTTTTCAGGAGTGATCTCTTTACCAGCTTTCTTGAGCTTGTCAAAAGCACGAATGCGAGCTTCAGATGAAGCAACCATAGCCCTAGTAAATCCGTCAAACGCCGTCATAGCGTTTGCACCAAATCGCAGGAATGGATTGTTTGCTACATCGTCTAGCTCATTAACAAAGTTAACAATGGCTTGTGGGCCATCATTACCCAGCTCAGCCTGTGCATCAGCATAAGCGTTAAGCAGAGTCATGTTATCTTTGTTCACTCTCACAATGTCTTCGCGCATGATGTAACCTACGCTAGATGGATCTTTAGAAGCCATCTTAAAGACAGTATTCATATGCTCAAAACCACGCCGCATGGATTCAGAGAATCCGCTGTATTGCATCCAACCACGTTGCAACGTCTCTTTATCCAAGATACCGCCAATAGCCAAAGACAAAGGCTTAGTAACCATATTAACTAGGTTACCAAAGCCAGCTTTTGCTGGAGTACCAATACTGGTAAGAATGTTGTTGTAGTAATTAGCGTAAAGAGCGTTTATTAGCTGCGAGGGGATGTGAGGGTTTTTATCGAAGAAAGCTTTAGACAAACCACCAAGGTTGTTAGCAACAATCTCGTTTAGCTTGGCTACAGTGTCGATCTTACCGTTGCTCATTTCATAGGCAAGCATCATCGGACCCAGCATTTCAGGGCGCTCACGGTGGATATCCCGTAGGATGTCAACAGTCCGCTGAGCATCTCCATACTTCTGCTTGATCAGCTCACCCATCTCGATTTCACCGTTCTGTACACCAGCCAAGACTTGCTCAGAGGTTTTCAGACGTTTCCACCGTTTCTTCATGTTCAGGCTTCTACCGGCGATATAGGAGGCAACCCCCTTCTCAGCCATAAGAATCTGAATGCGGTCAAAGATTTCACTTTGGACCCTACGAACAGCAGCAGTACCTTCAGTAAGTCGAGCAGCTTCTGCCAAGTCAGAGACTTGACCAGCCATCGATGTGTTGATGTAGGCAGCAGCTTTTAGCTCATCCATATCAAGGTACTCATCGAAGTAGCCTCGCAGTGCTTTCAAAGCAGCGTCATAACCACCATCGCTTAGATACTTAACACCGTCATAAAGGTTAGTCTTATAATCATCAAGCGCTGTCCGTAGATCTTTAGCACTCATATTGGGGTCAAGCCACTTAGCAGCGAGCTCATCACCTTGTGCACTAATTTCTTTGGAAGTATAAAGATGGTCACCAGCCTTATAAGCAACATCTCTTGCTGCTTTAAGCGTTTCCTTAGCTTTTTTAAATAGACTCCTAGAAGCAGGGTTGTCTACCATTAAGGAGAACTTAAGCGCAGCACTGGAGTACACACTACCAAGCCTACCAACACCTTCACGCATAACTTGAGCTTGATCCTTTGCAGCACCAACAACGCCCATATTGTCAGCAGTTCTAGAACCTAACTCACGGTGCTCGAACATGTCGTGAACACCTTCAATAGGATCATCAGAATCAGGGTTAGCACGTTGCTTAATAATGCCTTCTTCTTCTAGATCAACTTTACCTTTAACTTCTTGTCTAACGATATAATCTTGAGCAAACTCAATTGGATCATCGCTGACGTTAGCAATAGCACCATTATCTTCCAGCAGTTTGACCCATTTATCTTGCTCTTCAGTAGAAAGATCATCAAAAGTCCTAGCTTGATCAGGATTGATATCCTTAGCTAGCATCTTTTGTTGTTGATTCTGATTGTACCAAGTAGCAGCTTGCTCTTGCAAAGTAGGAGCTGGAGCGTCAATTACATTTTCAGCTCCATTTTTAGCTTGCTCTTTAAGCCATGAATCAGAACGTTCTGTTTCTGAAATCCAGCCAGTAGCCTGCTTAAGTCCCTTACGCTTTGCAGCGTATTTGATAAAACCTTCAAAGACACTTAGACTAGCTCCAAGGAAAGCACCTTGATCCCTATTACGGATCTGCTTACATCTAGGGCTATCACAATCTAATGAAGTCCAATCACGTGGGATAAAACCCCAGGTCTTAGGCCAAGTTTTAACCAGCATCGTCAGAGGATCATCGTCTGTCTCGTTGATCGATGCAATATCGTCAACAGCCAAACCAGATCCAATGCCAGTACCAGCGTTAGCAAACCATTTAAATAGTGGGTTGTTACCTAGACCCCAACCAAGTCGAGCATGAAGTGCTGTACCGCCAGCAGTAGTCACACCACCAAGCATCATTGTAGGGAGAACAACAGAGCTAAGCTCCCTCACCCCTTGCAGCACATCATTTTCAAGAGGTGAAATTTTAGGGATGTTGGTACCAGTTACTCTATTAACAAGGTCAACACCAAAGTCCATAACGCCTAGACCAGGCGCACCCATTGTTTCGGGAAGACTGTGGGAGTACAGACCCATCTGTCCGCTAGGGTGATTGTTACCACCGCTAGTGAACAGAGGGGTGCCAAAGTAAGATAACTCTTGACCACCAAAGCCAGTAATGTTACCAGTCTCAGATACACCAACACCACCTAAAAACCCCTTATCCTTGTTTGAATCACGAGGATCTGGAGCTGATGAGGTGGTTTCTGTAGGTGTAGGTGTAGGTGTTTCAGTTTTAGTTTCTGTGGGTTGCTCCGGCGCCTTAGCTTCCGTAGGTTTATCCACAGGTTCTTCTATCTCTGCTGCCTTAGCAGCGTCTTCTGCCACCTTCTCGTTATCTAACTCTTCCCTAGATTCATTAAGGAGTCGTTGATACTCTTCCGGTGACATATCTTCTTGTGTCATAAGTCACGTTTACTCATAAATACCACGTTTAGTAACACCAACCCAAGGGCTCATTTTACGTTCGTCGTAAAGTTGCAGTGCCATAGCATCTTGTAAGCGATGGTCAAATTTTGCGTCAGGGGGAATACCCATACGTTTCACTAGATCAGCAAATGTGTCACGAGTGAATTGGTAGCGGCCGATAGCATGTAGCCTGCCTTGCTTAATCCACTCAGCGTTACTCATTCCCGGTCGCCTAGCTTGTAGTTCCATAAGTTCCCTTACAGTCATTTCTGTAAGAAACTTACCTTTATACTGGGCCATTTTACCAAATGGACCTGAGTACCCTTCCACATCATGACCACCTTTAGTGCCTACCTGATTGACAGCATTATAACCGCCAACACTATCTGATTCGTATTTGCCAATAGTATTAAGCTTTTGAATCTGTTTGGCGGTCACCGGCTTTGGGTAGTAAGCAAGTTGATCTCCTGCCTTAGCGCCTAAAGATTGTGAAACCTGGGTATCAGAAACAGTTGGCCCAAGATTGCGCCGTTGTTCAAATTTAGTTAGATTAAGGAATCGCTTATCACCAGTTGCTCTATAAGAGAAACGACCATAAGTGGATAAGTTTTCTGATAATTTATCAGCAATATCGCCTATGTTACCTGGGTTAGTACCAGACATAAGCATTACTGCTGCAAACAAACTTGCTGGGTCCATGTCTCCATAACTTTCTAATTTATTTTTCAGTTCTGGATGTTGCTTTATTAGCTCAGGATAACCTTCTCTGAGCTCGTTGCGTACATCTAACATCTGATTAACAGTTCGGCTACCAGTATGTAGCTGACCGTTTGTTTGAGCAGAGAACTGCATTGCACTAACTAAGCCACCAACGTAAGGCTGATCTGCTTCATCAGGTACTTTAGATTGGATAGCTTCTGCATGTTGACCCTGCTTCCACAATGCTTGACCTGTTGCATTACATGCCTTACCGATAAGCCTAGCACTAGTCTCAGTAGCGCAGTTGTACTTATTGTCAATACGGTCAATCTGTGATTGCGGAACAGCAGTCCAGAGTGCATTATCTTTTAAAGGATCCGGCACACCAGGGTGTCCAACGAGAGGTGCTAACTCATTAAGAAGTTCAGGGAATCTCTTATTGTTTAAAACACCTAGTCTTTGAAAGAAGAATGTAGGTTGGTAAGAGCTAGGAGCTTTACTGTAATCATTAAGCATCTTGGTAATAAATGCCTTACCTTCTGTTGTTGTCGATCCGTAGAAGTTTGCAGACTTCCAAGAATTAACATTTCCACCTTTGTTAGGATCTAACTTATCTAGTCGGCGTTGATCTCTGTTACGAGCTTGCTCACCAGTTGTATAGCCACCGAAGTATTTGTGGATATTGGGAGCACCGCCTTCAGAGCTATAGAAGAAAGGTGACTCTGCATCACGTGTTTCTTCATTACCACCGTTGACGCCTTTAATCATCTCCATTACTTGATCAGCTGCTTGCCGATAGCGTTCCTCAGCAGGGATACTCTTACTTAAGCTGCCAGCAACTCGATGGATTTCAAGATCAATAGCACGTTGCAACATCCTGGCTCGGTGATCAAAATCAGCAGCCTGCTTTTCATCAGCATACTTAAATGCTTTTCTAGTTCCGTTGATACTTGTTTGCTGCGCTCCACTAGAAATGAAAGGATCTAGTTTGTCCTTTTGATAATTAGTCCAAAGACCGCTTTGTTCAATCTTAAGTTGCACACGAGGCGGTAACCGATCTAAATCACTCTTAGTGAACGAGCCATTAGCCATGGACTGCTCAGCATTTTCAAATAGTCGATCAATAGCCTCTTGCTGTAAGGAGTCAGCTTGAAGTGTCCTGTCTAGTTCTACACGGATTTCAGGATATTCAAGAACCAGTTCACGGTAGGTTTTAGATTTTTTAGCAGTTCGGAGATCAACATAACCATTCTCATCCCTAACGGAAGTGAGGAAAGCTTGCTTTTTCTTTTCCATCTCCGCTTCACGTTCTGCTTGTGTTTTAGCTCTGTTACGGCTATCAATAGTATCTAATTCTTGAGCCAAAAGAGCGACTTGATTTTCATTGTAATCAAGGAAGGAAGAACCTTTATTAGAAAGGAAGTAACCTTTAGCACCGTAAGCAGCCATAATTTGATGACGCTTAACTTTGTCTAGAGCATAAAGTGCTGCAATAGATTCCCGTCTGAATTCTTGAATTTCTTTACCACTCATTCCAAGCCCAGTTCGGCCTTGCTCTTTACTTGCTAGACCAGCGGCTTGTTGATCAAAACGGTTGAGAGCTGTCATATCTCCACCGAGAAGCGCAGCTTCCAACTCATCAACCATCTGGACTTTCTTAGCTTCAGAGCGTTGCTCGTAAGCATCTTGAGATTTAGATTTAAGTAAAGCAGCGTTATTCTTAGCTGTGGCGTCAAACCAGCCAGCTAGTTCTAACTGAGCAACAGTATGACCACCACCACTTACACCAAGCATTGAAGTTGCGTTGCGGTGAGCAACACTTAAGGCATACCGGGCGGCTGCCATGTTGTCTCCTAGCCACGCTTCAGCAAACGTAGTTTCAATTTTTGAACCCGTTTTAGGGTCAACAATAACTAGCTTTTCGTTGCTGCGCAAAATCTCTTGCACAGCTTGGGGGTGCATAGAAGCAGCTTCTCTAAGGAAGTTCTGCCTACCCATTTCAAGGCTACGGTGAGAGACATAACTAATGAGTTTACCTGCTGCCGCTGTATGGCCTTTCTCCGCCTCTTCACGGGCCGCGGCTCCAACAGCAGCATCAGTACCATCTTCGCTGTCCATTGCGGTTTGTAGCTGCTTAGCTTCATCACTCAGACCACCCCTACGGAAGTAGTCAGTAGCAGCTTGCATTTCATCAAAGCTACCTGACTCTGCCTCAACCTTTTTAGCTTGAGCTGCAGCAAGTTTCCCAAGAGTTGGAGAGAATTGAGCTAGGTGATCCCACATGCCACCGGCATCGTCGATAACCGATTCATGCCATTGCTCTAGGTCTTTCTGGCGTTGAGCAAGATCCAATTGCATACGCTTAGAATCTTCTGCCAGATATTTATTATTCTGTTGTAAGGCATTTAACTGCCTTTGTTCATCAGCTCTTTGGTAGTTATCCTCCGCACGCATAGATGCCGTAACATCAGCAGCTACAAGAGGTGACCCACCAGTATTAATAGTAGAGCTCTTAAATTGTCTCTTTGCCATTAGACCTTTTGCATGAAATTACTTGGTGAGCCGTAGAAGCCTGCGACAGTCGATGCAGTGTTAATACCAATCTTGAGAGCATCACCCCAGCCAAAGCCCTGTTGTTGTGGAGCTTGCATTGGTGAAGTCCAAGGTCCACCAGACATAGGAGGTGGTGGTAGTAATGTAGGTTGTGAAGGAGGAATGCCTAATCGAGCTCTTACATTTGCTTGTTGGTTGGAAGCTGTGATCTGACGTGTCATGTTTGCAGCCTCATAATTTTCAACAAGCTGACGCATTTGACGCTTGTTACCAGCATCTTTATAGAGAAATTCATTTTCTGCCATCATCTCATTACGAGCAGCAGATACACCAGTTTGCTCGTTGTTGACTGTACCTTGCTTAGCAATAAACTCTTTGAGCTCTTCAAAATTGTTGAGCTCCATATCGCCGTACAAACGGCGTAGGTTGACATTCTCGTAGAAGTAATCTTGATCCAGTTTATTCTGGATATTAGCGATATTAGTATCGTAGGTCTCTTTGCCAAGTTCCCAGATATCTACACGCCGGTTGTAGCCAGCAATTAGATTGTTATTCTGGAGCTCCCAAGATTGTAAACGATACTGATTAGTTCTAGCCGTCTCAGCATTCTTAGCATGCCAAATAGCTAAGTCATTTTTATGCTTAGCTTTGTTATAAGCGTTCTGTGCACGAGCAGTGGCATTTTTACTAAATGCTCCAGCAATATCACCGACCAGTCCTAGACCGCCAGATATTGCATTCCACGTACCAGAACCAGATATACGGCTATAGTCAGTTTCATTTGCCATTTATTTTACAGAATTCGATAAAGGTTGTTTTGTTAGGACCATATTCAAACTGCTGTAAGAATGTGAATCCAAGAAACTTAAGTAGTTTCAAGTGTGTTTTATTCCGTTTATCGACTATGTTCCACAGCAACGGCTCTGGTCTTCCATCGACAAATCTTTTAGCTTCTCTGGCGAATGTAAGTGGATACTCCAAGATGGCTGGTGTACATAACATCCAGATCATGTCTCCATCAGAGACTCCGGCCATTCCGGCAGTCTTGCCGTTAGGCACTGTGAAGTAGACCGTTTCAGGCTCCCAGACACAATCAGTGAGTAGTTCGTGAGGATCACATCCGTGACCCTCTTCGATCTCTCTACGATCATCTGGAAGCAGATTGGAGGCCACCTCAGCGGCAACCTCCATCGTTGCTTTGTGAATATAGTTAGGCACGTTGGTAGAAACGAGTTGAGTAATCTCCCTCCCAAGACATTCCGTATAGGGTTGCTGGGGATGGGTGTTCAGAGATAATCTCTACAGTTGCACTAGTGTTCCTGTCATAGATAGGAATGTTCTCTTGCTTTCCTTTTGAGATCTGTACAGAACCAAGGGTGTACTCACCCAGGTTGTTTGTGTCAAAGGTTTTGGTGTAATCATCTCTACCTTTACGGCGGAGTGTTGTTTTATAAACACCAACTGCACCAAAGTCAAGACGCATACGGTGGACAATCAAGGATGCCTGAACGTCAGCACGATATGAATCGTCTCGTTGGGTTTGAAAATAGACTTTAGGCAATGAGATATTCATTGAGTATCTAATACCAACAGTTACATCAGTATCTGTCCAATCACCGTCAACAATGAGATTGTCACCGTCAACAGTTGGTTCAGCTGCGTTACCTTTATTCCTACCAGCTTCGAGTGTATAGACAACACGTGTACCGTAAGCTGGAATAGGTGCTACGAAAGAGGACTTTTTAGTGCTAGTGTTATAGGTAATATCTTCCTTCTGAACTATCACGCGATGGTCAAGGAAGATGCGGATATCTTCATCAGTATCTTCAATTTCGACAGTGTTATCACGTTCTTCAAGATTCAGCCGGTGCAACGAATAATTATAAGTTGCTGGATCTGAACCAGGAGTTTGGTTTTTGATAGTAAAGAAGATATTGTCTCTTAGAATGCACATATGAAGTACATCGCCGCTCATAGTCCAACGGAACCAAGCAGACTGAATCCTTCTATCACCACGATTGAAATACTTATAACCCCACAAATTAGGACTCTTTACTTTCTCTCCAAACAAAATCAAGCTGTTTTCACGGCTATCAGCAATTGATTGAAGTCCAGTAGGGAACTGACCAGCAATGATCTTACTTTGTTCCAGAATCTCTGGCTGACCTTCCCGCTGAATGCGGGTCATTTCAAATAGGCGGCTGTGAGTACCCGAGTCATTAAGGAATGCAATGGAGGTACCAACAGAAACGGGTCTAGTATTTTCAAGGAAGTTGTAAGTGCTAAGTAGTGTAATCTTAGCGGTTGAGGATGTAAGTGTGTCTGCATCAGTAACCAACATAAATTGCTGTGTCCTACTAAAGAGGACTAGACCAGTATTAACTTCGATACCGTCATAAAGAACAGCAGGTGTAGTAGAGGAACAGGACAGGTCAATAGGGTCCACACCACTGACAGTAAATGCAGACTTGCTCCAGAAGTCAAAGAACGAGCCGGGCCGCGATAGGATAATGTTTTCATCGCTAAGGATCGCTAGTCGATTTCTAAAGAACAGTAGTTTGTTAATCTTCCTACCAGCTGTCTCTGTACCGTCAGCGTTATATTGAGGGAGGAAGGATGGTCTGGGACAGGTACCTTCATCGCCAATCAAACGATTAGCCCAGGTAACTGGTGAGACCTTAAATGTGTTATCTGCCTGGCGGACTAACTGCCAAGGCATAGTGTTGTTATCAATGGTGGTTTTAAGCCCAGGTTTAACTGTCTCTTCCCACACACCTTCACCGTCTGTTTCGTTATTACCTACAAACTTCACATAGTAGTCATCCTGATCAACACCACTGTTCAGAATCTTACACACATAGCCGTGCTTACACTGGTAAGGGAGACGAGTGATGTTCTCTACTTCAGTAGTAAAGATGTTGATCAGCTGAGCTTCAGGAGTGTCTACACTAAATGCGGAAGCATGAGTAATATAAAGACCGTTACCAGCAATAGTAGAGCTAAAGTTTGTTCCGTTGTAGGAAGTTCCGTCAACTGCAGTCTTAAGCTCTGAAAGAATAACAGACGCTTTAACTTCTGCAGAGGTACCGGCAGAAGTCTTGTTACTATCGATAGTAGCAATCACACCTCCTGAATCATTGAGCAGGCGGAATGAATAGGTTTTGTTGTATGCAATCTGCAGCAGGTCTAAGAACGCCTCATTAGGACGTGTAGCAGCAGTAGCAGAAGTCATCGCAGTAGCTACACCGCGATTAGCAATAAACGTATAGTCGTTAACAGTAAGTGTTTGGATATTATCTGGGTCAGTATGCGAGAGATAGCTGACAGGAGCACCACCCTCGTAAGTAACTTCTACTTCTTCACCAGCTACGTTGTTCTGTGTAACGACAAAACGAGCTGGAGAAAAGCCATCAATAGTAATAGAGTTATTCTTTTTGTAACCACTACCATTAGTGTTAATGGTGAGGTTAGTGACAGAACCACCGCTGACAGTAAAGTCAACAGTCATACCTTCCCCGTCACCACCCGAAGTAGCAACATCGGTGTAGGTACCGTTAGTAAGGGTTGAGCCAGCATTACTAACACTAATGAAGTAGCGAGTAGAGAACTCAACAAGTCTCCATACCTTAACTCTACCTTCTTCAGTAACTTGGCACATATACTGCTCAAAGTTATCGCGATAGATATCAAACCACTTACCCCCAGCATCAGCAGAGATGTCTCCTAAAAGCTTGGTGCCAGGTCTTTTAACTAAACCTGATGTAACGTCAGGGTATGCATTGTTTAAGTCACGCACTTGGCCTGGCAGCTTGAGCTGATCAGGCTGTTCTGAGATACCAAGAATATAGTTAGGAATTGTCTGCTGGATACTAGGCATGTCGTCTTAGTCCTTGATAAGGTTGATAGGCTGTGTATGAGGTTTCTTCAGGCCAACCCATAAAGGAATAGTCACCCTGATTACATTCGTATTCAACACAGGCAGCTCGGGCATTAGCTTCCTGAATAGATAGGAGTTGATGTAGATCTGGACTAGACACCAGCTGCGCTGCAGCTCTAGCTGATGAACGGAGAATGATGTACCTCTGGAAAACAGAAGGTAAATCAGTCAGTTCAAACAGCCAAACAATATCTAGATACTGATCCGAAGTAAATTTATAAGTATGATTTACTTTGTCATAGAGCTTACCGCCTCTCTTAATTACGTTAGTAAGGCGGCTTTTCTGACCATCGCTAACGTCCATCCTCAGCATGTTAGATGGGATTTTGATCTCATCCTTAGCATCTGGTGCTAGCTTGTAATGATGTTCTGTATTAAAAATCCAACCTTCATCCTGCACATCTCTATTTACATCTTTCAGGATGCCGTAGATATATGAAATTTCAGGGTTGGAGAAGTCAAGCTTGTTAATAGGGGCTTGACCGATAGCTCCCAGAATTGAATTAACTGCGGAGAGTTCGGTCACGTCGTCGATTGTACTGGGAGTAGTCATATCAAATAATAAAAAAAGGGGGACTCGAAAGCCCCCCAGTTATAGATTGAAATTTCAATCAGAATGCATCAGTGCCAGCGTCGCTGTCAGCAGCATCAGCGCCAGCAATCAGTTCCACGCAAGCAGCGGGGTTCAGATAGTCAGCACCAAGAGCCATACGGCCCAGGATCACATCGCCCTGGTAGACCACGGAGACATCACCACTGGTGACTTGCACCTGAGGTGCCATTGCTTCGACACAAGCAGCAGCTTCACGCTGGAAGATCAGACCGCAGCTGTGCTCGAATTTAGCGGCAGCACCGTAATCGTTACGGGAGCCGTAGTTAGTACCGGAGACAGCAGCGTCATCAGCCATGTCAGGACCCACGCTACCCATGTTCTGGGGCGAGGTGACACCAGGATTGTTATCACCGGCAGCTCCGAACTTAGTACCGAAAGACTGGAAGAACGGAATGTTCATAGACTTGAAGATCTGGATGCCAGCAATCTCAACGATGCCTTGGCCAGACTGCAGAGCACTACCCTGAACGTCGCGGTTCACAAGACCGCCATCTCCAACTTTCTGGATAAGTGCGTAGTATTGACGGGGGTTGAGTACAGCCACACGGCCGTCCATGCTCACACCCTTTTCGTCAAGAGCAGCTGCAGCGTCATAGAACGCAGTGATCAGCTTGTCAGCGTCATAAGCATTAGAACCTTGATCGGAAGTACCGACACGGATCTGAGTACCGCCGGGCTCTACATAACCGCTCTTAGAGATCGGGTGTGCAGCACGAGCACCTTTGGTGATAGCGCGGAAGATCTTACGGTCATAAGTCTCTGCCAGAGCGTAACCAATCTTGCGAGAGATTTCGCTACGCAGGTCGTAATGAGCCAGAACTTCATCGAGTTCATAGACGAATGCACTGGAGATGAGCAGGTCATCAACGGTGATCGTCTTTTCTGCCACCGGGGGTGCGTTCTCGTCGTTACCGAGAATGCTTTGTCCGGGGGTATGGTATTCAGCTTTGGTACGGCCAGTGTAAATGAACTGAGCCGACTTAGCGTTTTGAAGGGTACGCTTCATAACCAGATCGCGAGCGATCGTGTTGTGTTGGAAACCCTTGAACATCTCACCGCTAAAGATCTGCAAGTAGAGATCGCGGTTGTTAGATGCGTTATAAGAGCCAGTATCACCCTTACGTCCAATAAACGTAGGGTTGCTATTGGCATTACTATTTTGTTGAGCCATTGTTAGAGAATAAGAATACTATCCTCTGATCGATCAGAAATTTTTTTAACCAAATTTTGTGGTCTATCCCACCGTCTAGACGGCAAAGGGTATCCGCGTACGGGCCAATGCCAATTGGTAAGGGAGGCATCGCACCTCCCATGGCCGCGTTAACGGACTACCTTTTTAGCTTTCGCTTTTCTTTGAGTTTTAGGTTTTTCTTCTACAACAGGTTCAGGTTCAGGTGCAGGTTGTACCGCTTGTGGCGTATAGCCAACGGGAAACGCAATACCGAATCCCTGATTCGTTTGTTGTGCCATAAACTAGTGATTAGATTTAAGATAAGCAACGCCGCGATACTTCAGCTTAGCCGCTTTGTTTGCAGCGACTTGCTCTTTAATGCGAGCTTGCAGTTCAACATTAGGCATGATGAATCTCCGAAGTACCTAACCCCCGTTCCATGGTTAGGCGTCATGCGTCCGACTGGAATGTTTCCTCTAGCACCAACTTACAGAACTCAGTGCGTAGCACATCTAACATTTGTTGTTCAAACGGATCTCCACCTGGCCATTGGTCAAGATGGAAACATATTGATTTGTAGATCTGTTTGAGTGCTACTCCATTGAGATCTATTTGGTAGCGAGTTTCTTCCATAGGATGAACGTACGTTACTTACACGTAGCGTGCGTATTTCTTACCGCCGCTTACATTGCCGCCAGTAGCTCCTTTTGCATAGCCCCCTGATTTAGGGCCGACATTAGCTTTCTTCGCAGCGGCTTTCTTCTTTGGCTTTTTGATGTTGGCGTGTGGCTGTGGTTTGTTCACTTTCTTTTTATCAGAGGACTTTTTAGACATTAGAACTTATACTTAAAGCCGGTCTTTGCACCAACACCCAGACCTTCCAGTTCGAGACCTTCAGGAGTGATGGCGGACAGCTCGCCGTAGACGTTGAGCTTCTTAGTCACATCGACACCGATGCCGACTTTGCCAGAGGCAGCGCCGACTTGCTCAGCATCATCAGGGAAAGACACAGCAGGACCACCTTGGATGTACCAGCTAGCGCTGTCACCCAAAGCATTTTCATAGCCCACGTGAGTCTCTAGCAGAGCACCTTGGTAGTCCTCACCGGACCAGCCTTGGTTAGCTTCGACATTCACATACACACCTGCAGCAGCAGGCAGTGCGAAAGCAGACAGCGCGAGGGTAGAAAGAGCGATGTTTTTCATAATAAATTAAGAGATTTTTAGTTTAGATTTCTTGTTCTTTTTACTGTTAGGAAAACCTTTCTTCATATCAGAATAAGATTTAGCACTAATAGTGGATTTCTTTTTAGAGCGTGAAGTACCAGCCTTCTTACGCTTGTTAATGTTCTCGTAGAGGGACATTACCAAATACCAGGAATGAGTTGTCCAGTGACTGCATACGATCCGATTGCAGCAATCACGCCGAGCATGGCAAGCCTGCCATTGAGTCGCTCAGCTTTCTCGTTATGAGGCAGAGAGTTTTCGTCGATATACATACGTGGTTCGGTGGGCCAAATTTGGGTGTCGTTCATTAACCGATAGCGGGTGAAGTAAGTGCAATAGGTTTAGACTCAGCCGCGGCCAAGTCAAGTGGGAAGTTGTGAGCATTACGTTCATGCATAACTTCCATACCAAGACCTTGACGGTTCAGAATGTCAGCCCAAGTAGGAATGACACGATTGCTACTGTCAAGGATAGATTGGTTAAAGTTGAATCCATTCAGGTTGAACGCCATAGTTGAGACACCAAGAGCGGTAAACCAAATGCCAACAACAGGCCAAGCGGCCAGAAAGAAGTGGAGACTCCTACTGTTGTTAAAACTAGCATACTGGAAAATAAGGCGACCAAAATAGCCGTGCGCTGCAACGATGTTGTACGTTTCTTCTTCCTGTCCAAATTTATATCCTTTGTTGTGTGATTCTATTTCTGTTGTCTCTCGTACCAACGATGAGGTAACAAGAGATCCATGCATTGCGCTGAATAGTGAGCCACCAAATACACCAGCAACCCCCAACATGTGAAAAGGATGCATGAGAATATTGTGTTCTGCTTGGAACACAAGCATGTAGTTGAAGGTACCTGAAATACCAAGTGGCATACCGTCACTGAACGATCCCTGACCGAAGGGGTATACCAAAAATACGGCGGTAGCAGCCGCGACCGGTGCGGAGTATGCGACACAAATCCAAGGCCTCATTCCTAGTCGATAACTAAGTTCCCATTCGCGTCCCATGTAAGCGAAGACACCAATAAGGAAGTGGAATACAACGAGTTGGTAGGGTCCTCCGTTATAAAGCCATTCGTCAAGTGACAATGCCTCCCACACAGGGTACAAATGAAGACCGATCGCGTTACTTGACGGCACGACCGCGCCAGAAATGATGTTGTTTCCAAAAAGCAGGGAGCCTGCAACTGGTTCTCTGATGCCATCAATATCAACAGGTGGTGCTGCAATAAATGCAATAATAAAACAAGTGGTTGCTGCCAGTAGACAAGGCACCATGAGGACACCGAAGTGTCCCACATAGAGCCGGTTCTCAGTGCTGCTAACCCACTCTAGATAGCGGTCCCAAAGATTTTTGGGCTGCTTAAGTGCGATAGTAGCTGCCATTAATAATTAAAATTCTACGTTTGAACGCTCAAGCTTATCAACCACATCCTGCCGGTAAGCAGGGTCAGTATCATAACGTGGGTCAGCCATTGCGGCAACCAACTCAGCTTGAGATCGGAAGACTGCGCCACCTTGAGTAGGTGCTTTACCTTGTAACATGGTGCCTTCCTTACCCATGTTATCTTCAAAGAGTTGTTGGAGTCCAGCAACAGCCATCTGAATTGCAGGGCCATTACCAGATTCAACTAGATTATCAAAACCTTGAATGTATTCGTCTGAAAGATTGTTAGCCGCCCAAGAAATCATTTCCTGGTAGGTCTCTTCACCACCAACAGACTCTTTAATGGTATTGACTTGATCTTGTGAAAGATCGACAGCTTCAGTTTGCTGCCCAAGGAACTGGTCAACTACTTCACGATTAAAACCAGCTTGCTCTAGTTTTGCATAGTGCTCATCTGCGAGTCCACCGTTCTCATCGTAAAAGTTACCCATTTCGTATGGGTCAATACCATTGTCTTGGAAGATGGAGGAAAGGTTTTCCCCGTAATCTTCCGCAACAGTTCCATAGTCTACTGACCCGTCATCTAGATAACCAGAAGTTTCATCATCATCATTAGCTTCCTCTTGTTGAGGTGCTTCCTCCACTTCAGGTTGACCTTCACCCATCTTCTTTTGAAGTTCGATGTAGGCTTTTTCTAATTCTTGTGCGTCTTTATATTTACCAGCAAGCATTTGATCTTGCTGTTGTTGTAGCTCTTGACCTACAGCGAGAGAGTCTTGCTCTTCCGCAGTAAGCGGCCCAGCATCTGCCGGGGTCTCATTCATGGTGAATTGTTCAGGCATCGGGTGTATCTGTCTGGTCTAATAGTTGAGTGTTCTTAGATGGATCCATCAAAGGTGAAGATGCAAGTTGACCAGCCTGTTGAGTAAGAGCCATTTGCTCTTGATCTTCAATAGCTGCTTGATCTTCTTCTTCTACTTGCTCAGGTGTCTTAACCAAGTTCAAGTAGTCAATACCTTGTGCGGCAGCAAGACGCTTGATGGCTTCTGATGAGTCAACATATTTTATGAGAGCTTCAGGACCCAGCGTTTGTGCAATCGTTGTAATGAATGCAGTGAGGCTTTCACGGTCCTGACCACGGCCAAGTGCATTAACACCAGCGACGATCTGTGGACGTACAAGGCTTTTGTCAATTTTGGGTAGTTCGTTTCTCCGTTGTAACACCAACATCACACGGTTTAGATATGGAACCAGGAATTCTACAGTAAGCAGACTGAATAGTCCACCGAGCTGCTGCTCCAGTTCCATCTGAGTCATACGAACTTCCTCAGCGGTAGTTCTTTCTGACTGACGGATGTTGAGCACAAGGAATGCATCAGAGATACGGCGCTCAAGTGTAGCAGCCATCTCTTGTGCAGTACGGAAGTCGCCGGTCTTACCGCCAGTGGTAACAACAGCAACATCATCAGGGCGACCTTGAATGATCGCACCGGTCCCGGCGTTCGCCAGGGAGGAAGGTTTAGTAGTGGATGATGGACTAACTAGGAAAACAACTTTTGCCATAGCTGCAGAGCCTTCTACCATTGCCTGAGACAATGATTCTAGAGACTTTAGATCTCCAAAGAATTCCTCTACTCTACCACGGCCGTAGTCTTCCCCATCAACAGTATTGAATCGAAGGACTAACCATGGACTAGCACTCTTAGGTGCTGAACTTTGGGACTTAGGAATAACTTGATCGTATGCTTCCTGATGCCACTGCCAGCGACCGGACTTGCTATCCAAGTAAACGTAGGTGTACACCTCAACGTCGTCCGTCTGCATATCATCTCCCGAATAGTCACTCGGGATGTTTGGTAGATCAAAGTCCACCAGCTTTTTGTTAACTAGTTCCTTAGTAACAATCTCACAGACGTTACCATTACCGTCACGGCTAACTACGAAACGGTTGAGAGGATAGTTTTTGAGACCATCCTTACCCATAAAAATCAAAGCATTACCACCAACAATCAAATGCTTGAGTGCTTGGTGAACAACTACACGATCACTGGATGCATTGATGTAGTCCATGATCATCCTCTCCATCTTAGAGAAAGAGAGATCAAGTTCACTACGAATTTCTACCGGTACATCAGTACCGATTTTGTCATCACGGATCTGTAGTTTAAAGAACGTGGTTTGGGGCGGTAGCAAAGCCAACATAAGTTTGGCTGCCAATGTCACTACCGCTTTAGAACCAACGGATTGCCAAGGGGTGAACAAAGTCTTAGGACCCTTGGCACTATCGTCATGCTTGATTAAGTACGGCAAGGTGAGCTCAGAACACCGCACTGCTGTCATTAGATACTGAGATCTATCACCAGACAGGCGTTCGTAACGCATCTTTGCCGTAGGTTTAGCCAAGGTTCAGACCACCCCCACGGCTAGAAGATGGTACATTCACTGCAATACGCAGAGAACCGGTACCACGGCGACGATAGTTCGCAGCAGTACGCTTAGCAGAACGGCGCTGACGCACACGTCCGCTGGTTTGACCCTGAGGACCCACGAGAGGTTCGGGTGCGCTAACGGGTTCAGGTGCTTTAGCAACAGGTGCTGGTGCTGGTCGCATTGCGGGGCGACTAGACATCGCTGCACGCAGGGTTGCATTGTATTCATTTTGTAGGCGTTGGCGCTCTGCGGCTGCACGTTGAGCAGCACGGCGAGCTTCGCGGCGAGCCCTACGGGCCTGGCCTCCTCCTCCACACATAGTTAAGTCTCCTGTTCGAGTCTATTAATTAAGTAAGAAATGATTGACTGTTGACCAGCATCAAACATAATGTTTGTCATGTCTGTGCCAGGTTCAATAGTCAGAGGTGGAAATGTCTCCTGCAATTCTTGAATAAGTTTTTGATTAAAGGGTGGGCCAAAAAGGCTCTCTAACTCACGCATATTGTGGGAGGTTTACATTATTGTGTTCAAAGAACGCTGGCATCCGTGCAGAACGTGTCTGAGAAAGTTCGGGTGCCTTGCCTTCATACATAAGTCGATCGCTAGAATCGAGCCAAAATTTTTTGTCTAAAAACTTATCGGTTGATTTGCCGAGAGGTTCTAGAACCCAATTAATAGTGGCTTTGCGCAGCTTATCTAGTGAAGGTGATGCCGTAAGGTTTAACTCACGGCACACCAAACTGTTTACCGCTACGTGTACTTGCTCATCTCTGCTGATATCAGCGCTGACAGTTCTCATACCGGCGTCACCGTTAAAGCGCATGAAGGGTAGTAGTACGAAAAAGATCGCACGTTCAGCGACCATGGCTTTAAGTACAGTGTGATCTGGGTGTGCAACCCAGGCATCGCGTAGCCTTTTGGCTTCCGCTTCAGCTTTCGCATCAACACCCCAAGCATCGGTGATGAAACCGAGAGCACGATCGTGTTTGATCTCGTCTTGAACATTCGAGGTGAGAACCTCACGCGCTGCAGGCGGAACTTCACTATTGAGGGCATCGGATATAAAATCTCCCACTGGTAGTTCCATGTGCCGGATAGCAAGAGCGCGGTAAATTGTCTCTTCCGCGCCAGTTCTTACTGATCCCTTTGTAGTAGCTACGGGGGTCCAGGTACGCTTTCGTTCTAGGAGTGTTTGATAAGGATTTGTTGTTTTCATTCTTGGCAGTCGCAGGTAACATCATTTAGAAGTTCCTCCAGGTAAGTGTCCACATCTGCGTCATCAAGTGCTGCATATACATTTGATTTGTCTTGAGTGTTCCCCATAACCTGTAAGGAGTAATACAGTGAAGTCTGGGGCGAGCTCAGCCACTCTGCAACGAATTCCTCATCGTAGGTTATAACGTCACTCCAAGAGTTAAACGAATAGCCGTGCAGAAGTCCAGTCCTATCTAGCATTGTCATAAGTTCGTCGGCTACCTTTTTATAGGCATCCCAACCAACTTCAGAGGCAATCTCTACCTCTCCATATTCATAAGTTTCAACACCGAAAGTACCGCTGTCACGGTCTACGGTGCGGCCGACAGGTGGAGCAATCTCTGGTGCGCAGGTGAACCCGTCAAGGTCCAAACTGCGGTAACTGCAAGATGCAGTCGGAGCAATAGCAAAGGCACGATCCATTTTGTGCGCTCGTGCAACCATTGCAGCTTGTTCAATACCCAGGTAAACCTGAGTAGCGCAATAGAAAGCGTGGCTATCACCAACGCCTCCTTTGTTTAGTTTTTCTAGTGCTTCACCAAACTGTTTGTAGGTGATCTTTTCACGTCGCAGGAAGTTTGCAAGGCCAAGCATGCCAAGGCCAACCTGACGATCTACTTCAGGCGAGAGGTATTCCCCACTACTTTCGACTCCAGTGGTCGCATGCAACGCACACAATTCATACATTCCATCGTTGAAAGCTTTTGGAAGATCGTTTGGTTTGCAGGCACCGAGATTAACGTGTTGTAGTAAGCAGGTCCCTCGGCTTGGCAGGAACACTTCAAGACATACATTGCCACGAACCCTTCTGTTGTTGTGGTCATACTTAACTTTTACGAGCCAGATGTCTCCTTGGCGGATGCCTTGGAGTAGTGAAGTCTTTGTGGATGGGGATGATTCATCCCACCACTCTTGGGTAATATTGACACACCGTTTAACCCAAGGGAGCTCATTACGTGGAGCTTCAATGAATTCTTGAATATCTGGGTGATTGAGATCAAGATGTAGTACACATGCACCATTTTTATAATGGCCACCCCGTCGAATAACTTCATTTAAGGTGCTATAGATCTTGCCAAAGGAAACAGGACCACTAGCGGTCAATCCTTTGCCGTTTTCACTACCTTTTGCTCGAAGGTTGGAGAGGTGAACAGCAACACCTGCGCCATAACGCAAGGCATGCGATACAAACTTCCAGCTAGCTTCGATGCCATCAGGACCGCTCATACTGTCCTCTACGAGGAAGACAGTGCAGCTGACAGGCAATCGTGCTTCAGGATTATCGATCCAGGACTGAACACGTCCTGTACGAGAAATAAAATTAGACATTATACGAGATCAGACAAATCAGGTGGTTGATAATTAGGTCCTTTGAGGACTTTTCCGTCCTCGCGCTTAATTGGTTTGCCGTCTTCTCCCAGCTTGGACAAATTGGATTTGTGTACGCGGCGTAGCGCTTGCTCAATATCCCAGTTCATGTTCTCAGCGTACTGAGCACAAACGTAGATAAGATCAGCAAGTTCTTTTAGAGTTGCTTCCCTATCTTTAGGGTGCATAAGCACCATCTCTTGATCAGCTTGAAGGAACTCCTTGAATTCTTCAACGATCAAATTGGTCTGCCTCTGGCGACCACTCAAAGAGTTGTGAATGCCGTAAGCATTCCGAAACTCGATCGCTTGATTGCTCAGTAAGGACATGATGGTTAAGTTCGTTTTCTAAATAATGGATTGCTTTCTTGAGATCAGTCTCCTTGCAGTCTTTATGACCAGCACGGCAGATATATTTGATTGCGCAGCCAAGGTGATAGTTTAGGTGTTGATCTCTAATGAAATCCCAAACTTCTATTTTACCTCGGGTGTAGTAGGTGGGTGATTCGGCCACTGCTTTAAAAGGTTTGAGAGTGAATTTGACAGCGCAAAGTTTTGTCGCTGCAGTGCCATAAATAGGGTGATGATATCTTTCTTATCGGCATCAGGTAGCAAGTCTTCAAGCCGGCGTAGCTTGAAACTCTGCTCCATCGTCAATTCTAAAACTGGGGGAGGGGGTCCAAAGTCTCGGCGCTCCGGCGTTGAAGTCATAATCGTCTACTGTAAGGATCTTAGCAAGTCGCGCATTAACCAGTGCGGTCTCTTCATCGAGATCCTTAGCAGCAAATGCATCAACACATGTTTTCCAAGAGTAACCATGTTCTTCAAACAAAGCTACTGCTCTCTTAACTCCAATGCCAGGCACACCGCCGTAACCATCTGTCTGGTCACCGGCTAGTGTCTGTACCAAGTGCCACTTAGCACCTTCTACAGGTGTAATGGTTTGGACTTCATCCAGGTTGTAGAGCTTGCCTGGTATCTGGCGCATATCTTTGTCGGGCGAGACGATGACATTGCCAGGATGTTGAGTCGCATAGATACCCATGGCATCGTCAGCTTCCAAGGTAGGCATGAGGATCACCTCAAACTTATCCTTTAGTGCGTTGATGACACGTTTGTAGCCACACGGCTTCTTTCTATTTCGATGCCCTTTATACTCGGGCAAAATTTTCTTCCTAAAATTTACTGAGTCACTGAAGAAAAGAATGACTTTCGGTACATCCCAAAGGAATGCGTTGGTTATTTTTACTAGTTCACGTGCTACGGCTTCATAGGCTTCAGAGAACTTGGAAGTAACGAGAATAACGTCATCTCCCCAATCGATCTCTGTTTCGGCCGCGGCACAGCACTTATAGACTATGTAGTCTGCATCAATTAAAAGTTTCATATGTTGCTACGATGACGATCCGCCCACCTCTGTCTGGGGGATACATATAATGTTTCTCCCCACCGAAAGTGATCACATCGTCTTCATTAGGTGAGTAGTGCTCACCATTAACAACAGTATCTCCGCCAGTGTCGTTTAAGTAAATCAAGATATTTTCATGAGGAAAGTCATGATCTACGTGTGGGATGGAAGGTAAGAGGGGTGCAGTTGGGAAGGTTAAGTTAGCGTTAATACGATACAGCCCTTTGATTTTGACATCATTGAACTCAAGTATCTCCTTCAAAGCAAAGCAAACCATATTAAAATACGGTGATGCTTTAGTTGGGTAGCCAATGTGTTCCGGTCTAATCAGAACATTATGGCTCATAAAAGGCATTCTTTGATGCCCTTCAGGTGGTTGCTCAAACTGCAAATCCTGCGAATAAGACCAGCTAAGGTTAGGGCCAGTAAACAGCTCCTTCATCTGCTGGTATGAGTAGAATCTAGGATTCTTTAGTTTGTTAATCATTAGTGTGTCTCCGCCCAGTT